CATCAGCATAATCATAACCGAATAGGCTCATTGAATTTTTTGCAAACTCCTCACCTGTTACAGCTATTATTTCTCCATCTTTTCCCCAATCAAGTTCAAGTGCCATTGCTGCGACTCCTCTTTCTCCTATGGTTGAAGATGCTTTTTGTGCAGATGCAAAATTTATATATGCACCTGGTAATTTTTTATTTTGGCTTGTAAAAGTTCCTCCACCTAACATAGTCTACACCTTACCTTTCTTAAATTTTTCAATTATTTCATCTACTTCTTTCAAAGTATATGTTTTGTTATCTTTTAAAACAGCATTCAATAAATCAACATTGTTTCTGTATCTTTTTGAAGATACGATTTGTTTCTTTGAAAATTTATCTTCAGCTATATTTTCTGCAATTTTCTTTTTAGCCATCTGATTTTACCTCCTCGTTATAATCAAATTCACTCATTTTTGTACTTTCAGTATCTTTTTTATTAATAAATATTTTATAGTCAATGAAAAAGTGTAAAACATTATCTTGTATTTTAGGTTTTAAACTATCTGCACGCAATAAAGTGCCATCATTTAAAGTGATATACTCCAAGTAATATAACTTATCTGCCATATCATTCAAACTCGCTCTATCGTCATTTACAGCAAAACCTGTAATATCAAAATGTAATATATCTAAATAACTTTTTGTTTCTAGACCTATTTGTCTACTTTCTTCTCCATCTAAAAAATTAATAAAAAAACAAGGTGTTTCCATTCCTTGCGTTACTGCACTATCATATACATGATACCCTTCTCCAAATAATTCTTTTATTTTTAGAGATAGTCCTGTAATTACATTATTAATAACCATTATTGAAACACTCCTCCATAAATTTTGTTAATTTCTTTTCTATGATTTTTGGTAATTGTGATTCTAACTCTTTTTCAGAGATAGTCAGCATAAATGCTCCTGGTACCCATGCTGCTTTTAATCGTTTTCCAATTGCTGCAACATACCTTCCTGGCTCTTGTCTATGCCCAAATTCTACATACGAAGAATACTCTACTGGATTTTTAACAATTACAATATAATTATTACCCATTCTAAGTATTTTTAATGAATTAGCATAATCTCTTGCGTTTGGTACTTTTCCACTTTCGGCTTCTGCCTGTGTATTAGCAGTCCAACCTCGTCTCAATGTACCTCCACTTTTTATTTGATATCTTTTCTTAACTCCGTCCTTTTCCAAAACCTCAAAAGTTCCTTCTCCGACTGGAGTTCTTTTAATAACTTTTGCAAGTAACCTAGCCGCTAATTCCCTTGATACATCTTCGCAAAACTTTTGCACATCAAAATTAGACATTTTCTCTAATTTTTGACATAACTTTTCTAATTGTTTATAATCACAATTTCCCCACTTGGCCATTATGCCCACCCCTTAAACTTGACAAGCATTATTTCTTGGTGTGTCTCATATATGGCTGGCTCGCCACTATTTTTATATTCGGTTGTTCTGCCTCTTTGTGTTACTACTATTTTTGAGCCTGGCATAATATTTATTTCTGGAGCAATAAATAATTTTATTTTGGTAACGACTTTTGATTCGTTATCAGTTTCTGTATTTACATATACCTCTTCAAATGAAACTTTGCAGGGTTGTTCTTCTTTTACTACTTCTTCTACAAAATGAGTAATATTTGAATTTTCTTTTAATTTTTCTTTGTGTTCAATAATATTACATTTTCCGTCATAATGACTTTCTATTGCAGCTCTAGCTGCTAACATATACGGATTCATATTACCACCTCATCTTTCGATGTCTATATAAATCTTTTTTATATTTTTCTAGTAAAACATCTTCAGAGAAATTAATTGTTCCCGTATTATATGTAATACCATTTATATTAACTTGTGAGGATGTATCTGCAAATGTTGTAGTTGTATCTCCAGCTTGAATACTTTTAATTTTTATATTATTATTTTCATCAGAGCTAGTTTCACTACTTGAAACGAATTGACTATCGTATTTATTCAAATACCAATAATCTTTGACCATTCTTAACCATGTTGTATATAATCCTTCTGGAACTTTAGGTTGATGTGTTACATCTAATATAATAATCATAATATCATAAATAGAATATTCTAATTGTTCTATTGCAGATGCTTTTTTATCTTTATCGCTAATAGTATCAATTGAAAGTTCCTTTGATAATCGTGCAATGAACAGATCCATATCTATTTTAGTTCTATTTTTAATTTTTTCTAATATAGTCATCTAATCACCTACTCTCCATCTGGATTTTGGTTTTCTCCTGCTTCCGCTTCTTCAATTTTTGCGATTAATGTTTCTTTTTTCATATTATGAACATTTTTTATACCTAGTCCTTTTGCTTTTTCTTTTAAGGCTTCTAATTCTTCGTCAGAATTATCGCCGTTATTGTCGCCGGTATTTTGGTCTGCAGAAGGCTCTGCATTGTTTACATTCTCTGCAGAAGGCTCTGCATCATCTTTTTTATAATTTTCAACATATAATTCTAGGTCTTGTTTCAATTCTTCTAGATTTATTGTTTCATCTTTTACAACTATTTCTATTACTCTTTCATTTGTTTCTCTAATATCTTCTAATACATCAACAAATGCTTTTTTTAGATTATATTCTTCTTCACTTATAACAGCTTCTTGGTTTTTAAAACACCATTTACCATTAAGTTTTACTCCCACATTTTTTGGAGTTACTCTTTTCATATCAATCACCTCTTAATAAAAATTAAAAGGCAAAGGCTTAATAGCCCTTACCTTATATATTTATAGTTGCTTGGAACAACTCATCAGCACATTTTAAAGCAGGTAATGCTGTAGCAACTGCTTTTTCCCAAGTGCTAACTGGGTCTTTTCCCTCTTCATACATCATAGCAAGTATTTTACCTACTAATTTAATGTCAACTGAAGGATCTCTTGTAAGTCTAATTTCTTCTGCAGTTGGTCCATAGATAGTTTCTCCAAGAGTTTCTCCTGGCATCATAACAAATGCATTTTCTGCGAAATATCTATGTTTTGTATATTTTCCATCTGCACCTAATTTTCTATATTTTGCATCGTATGTATAGATTTTTGGTAATTGTAGACTTTCTAAATAAGTATTTAATTCTCCAACACTAGCAATTCTTGTGCTATCTTTACCAAATAATGCATTTATAACATTTTTATTTGATAAGATTTTTGCTAATATTGTTGTAGATGTTAATACTCTTGCTGGTGCAGTGTCTAATTGATTTTTCCAAGTAATCATATCATTAATTGGATTTGAATCTTCTGCACTCCAATCAACGTCTGCAACTTTATTTTCATCTGGAACACCAAAATCAATAACAGCATCTAAGTTATTTTCATTTAATGTAACTTTACCAGTAGCAACAATTTCCATTCTCATTGCTTCTATTCTTGCTCTAATACTTTCTACTAAAGCATCAAAATCAGCATATACATTTTTCATTAAATATGCTTTTTCTGCTTCATTTCTTGGAGACTCTAAAGCAATTATTTCTCTTTCTTTTAATTGCATTTTTCTTTTGATTAAAGCTAATTCAATTGCTTTTTTCTCAGCTTCTCTTTGTCCAATTTCTGACTCTGTATCAAATCCATGAACAGATGCAATAACTGGTGTTTTGCTTCCATTAGTTAACATATCAAATTCTAATGATTGTCTTTTAACTTCTGGGAATAATTCTTCTCCCAACATTACAGGATATTTTCTTTCTTTTAAATAATTTAATATTTCTTTTTGATTAAATAATTCTAATACACTTTTAGGCATATTAAACACACTCCTTCTTTATTTTAATTTTGTTTTGTAAAGGTAGATTTCACTACCATTATTCTATCTAAATTTAATTCCTGTCATTGTAGCTTTGTCTTCTTCTGCTACTACTGCAGGTAATCTTGATTCTATAACATATCCTTCTACCATAACTGCTGCAGGTTGAGGACCATTTGTTACATCTACATTAGCAAACACTAAACCGATTGCTTTTCCATCCTTTTTATATACTGTTCCTGCTTGAACGATTTTTTTACCATTTGCGTCTGCCTCTATTCCAGTATCATCTACTTGATAAGTAAAGTTTTGGAATTTAGCAGATGCTAAAAAATTAATTTCATTTACACTTTCTTTTTTTACATACATAATTTTTACCTCCTAAATATTAATTAAAAAATAAGCTTTTATTCTCTTGACTATCACTTTTATTAGCTTCTTTTGCAAAATTTGAAGCCATACTTACACCTTCGCCATCGTCTCCTTTTCCACCATTGCCGTCTGGCTCGCCTTGTTGAGAACCTCCAACTTTAGTTTCAAAGAAGTGTGGGTCAGTTTTCTTTAATGCATCTAATTGCTCTTTTATACCGATTAATGTTTTTCCTTCTTTATCAGTAGTAATCTTTGTTAAATCCAAAGATGCTTTCACTGCATTTACTGTATTATCGGTACTTCTTACCTTAGCATCTTTAAATGCTTGTTTTAAAAGTTCATTGAAAATATAATCCGAATGTTCTTTTTTCGCATTATCTTCAATTTCTTTTACTTTTTTGTCGTATTCTTCTTTTGTAATTGAATTCTTTTGTAATTCATTGAGAGCCTTTTCTTTCTCCCCTTTTTCTTTTTCAAGAACTTGTTTATCGTTCTCTAATTGTGATTTTTCAGATTTTAAGGTTGTAATCTGAGTATTAAGTGCAGCAACCTCTGCACCATTTTTAGCCATTACAGATTCTATTTGTTCATCTGTTAGCCCCATAGTTTTTAGTTCTTCTCTTTTCATGAGTTCTCCTTTCAATTCAGGCATTCGTTTTTTTATACGGAGCAACGCCTCCGACCTGGTGTTGTTTTCGAACAACTTACAAAATCGTTATATATAAAAAATAAGTATGTAAATATACATACCTATCTTTATAACTTTGTTATGGTTGTTTTAGCATCCATTTAATCTGCCACTATCTTACAGACACCAAAAAAGACATATAAAACTATATGCCTTTTAAATAAAATCGCCTTAAATCAAATCCTCGTGGGTCGATTTTTCGCTATTTTTACAGTATTTCCATACTTTTTATTTCATTTTCAAACAATGAATAAATTTTGTTATCTTTTTGATTTTCAATACTTATTTCTTCAATTTCTGGATCATTATCTTCAGCTGGTACATATCCTATAATTATTCCTTCATATTCATTACCACTAAATGCTTTTATTTTCACTTTTTTATTTAATAATTCCTCTAATTTTTTCCCTTTCATTTTAGTTGCCACCTTTCCTATAAGGAACAATATGTGTTCCAGTTTTACTATAATGAATTTTAAAACTATTTGTTTCTATTTCATCATTTTTATTTTTTACTACTCCTATTTTTTCATTAACTGTTATAATTTCTTTTTTATTCCATTTTCCACTATCACTAAATTCTAATTTTCCCTTTCCTGCATTTTGATAAATTAATTCTTGGGCCTTTTCTTTAGATATAGTTAAATAGCTTCTTCCTTCTATGTAATTATTGCTACCAATTATATGTTTGTCTTGTTTTCCTTGATTTATTATTTTATTTACATTGCTAATATATGTTTTTGCTCTCTCTTCTGTTGTTATTCCTAACGCATCAGAATATTGTGCTTTTAAATTTTTCCATTCATCAATATTATTATACTTCATTTCTTGGAATTTATCAAATGTTTTGGGTATTTCATCTCCTAATGTATCTCTATATCTTTTATATTGTTCAAAATCAGAAGATTTATTTTTATTCATTTTCGCATTTATTTCAAAGGCTTTTTTAGTTTCTGGATTTGAATAAACATATTTTTCTAACCAATCATTGTAATTGATATTACTTGGTACATAATAAGTTTTTCCATTTGTATTTCTTGCAGCTCTTTCTCCAAATTCAAATTCATCTTCAAAATAAGGTGCTGTTGTACTCCTACATCTTACGTGAAAAGGCGGTGCTGTTGTTCCTTCCTTATAATCTGACATTCTATATACTTTGCCGTCTAATTCTCTACATATTGCAGATGTACGCGAATCTAATGTTGCAACTATTTCATATTGTTCTACACCTAAATCTTTAAAACAATTCTTTCTTGCAACACTAGAAAAAAATGCAGACTCTGTCATTACTAGCGTTCCAGCCTTATTTTTACTAACATTAAATGTTTTTGATATTTTTTCTATAATTTCATCTGGAGCTTTTCCTCTCATAATTGATTGTGATAATTCTTTTTGTAATGTATCAATCAATGAATTTTTGTTTTTCCAAATTCTATCGCTAAATGTAAATTCATCAGTAGTCCATGGCTTAGATATTATATTTTTTATAGTATCAATATCTAATGCTGCTATTTGAAATGCTACATTATGACCTTTCTGCAATTCGTATGCTAATTTATAATAAGTATCTCTATATGATTCAATAATAAATTCTTCCGTTGTGTTTTGTTCCTGGTATGATAATTTTTCTATTTCTTGTTGTATTTGCATCTGTAATGCTTCAAGTCTAGATATATGTACTTTTGCACTTGCATTTTCTAATTCTTTTTTCCATATTAAATCAATACCATTTTCTTGGCCATATTTTATATATTCATCTACATCCCATTTTAGTTCTTTTAACTCATTTGTATTAAGCCATTTTTTTGAGTCTTTTAATGATATTTGATTATTAATTGAAAATCTGGCTAGCCAACTTCTTGTTTCTTTTTTTATATTGGCCAATGCTTTTTCATATTCTTCATTTAGTATTTCTATATATTTTGTTTCATTTAGTATTTGTTTTTTCTCCAATTCTTCTAATCTTTTAATCCAGTATTCGCTGTTGCTCATTATTCATCACCAACTTTAGCATTCTTATTTGCATTACCGCCTTCTCCGTTTGTTTTTAGAGATTTTAACATTTTTTCATATTCACTTTCTGCTTGTTGTTCTTCCTCTTCCTTTTCATCTTTTATTTTTTGTAATTCATCTTCAACATTATCTACATAAGGGTGTTTAGCAAGTATTGTTGCTCTACTTAAAATGTCCATACTATTGTTACAATTTTCAATCAATTCTTTTTCATTTATAGTCATTGTTTTATTAAATACAAATTCTACATCGTGTTTTGAATAATCTTTATTTTCTTTTATTGCATACCATTCATCTACAAATGATTTAAAATATTCTAAACTACTCTTAAATTCAGTTTCTATATTGCTACAGTCTAAGTCTAAATCAGCATATAATTGTTTTAAAGCCACTCCGGAATCTTGTGTCCCAAATTTTTCGCTTTGTGTATCAACACCAAATCCACCTTCATATATGTCTTTTCTTAATTGTTCTATAAATGCCTTAAATGCTTCTATTGTTATTTCTACTTTTTTCCTATCATATTCTCCATCTGTATCTAAAAATACTGTATTGTACGTACATAGATTTTTTTGGAATGTTCCCGCTTCTTCTTGATAATTTTTTACAACATTTACACCATCTGGTGCTTCATATATACTATCTGCCATTTTAGAACATAATTCATCGTAGCAATCTAATAATGTTCGTAAGAAATGAATTAAAGGTAATTCGTCACCATTGTATTTAAAATAAATAAATGGTATGCGTTTTTCCCATAATCTAACTTGTCCATTTACTGTATAATGTCCTAATATTGTAGTTCCTTCAGTGTCTTTTCCAATTACAAGTTCTTTTCTTCTTTCTACCTCTTCAACATCTTCAATTAATCTTTCAGCATCATATATATAATATCTTACACCCTCAGAATCGTAATATTCCACTTTTGTTTTTGTTTCTTTTGTTTCTTCAGATGTATAAACTTCTACATCATAAAACATAATTAAAGCATCTAATACTTCGTGTTCTTCATCTTTCCATATTGCTACTATTCTTGTTGCATAACGAAGTCTCACTTTAAATTCGCCTTTTTCATCGATATATATTTGCCACCAACCAAATGCTCTTTTTACTGCTTCTATCAGAGTATATTTAAGTCTTTTGTGCATTTTGTTATCAAATATATCTTTTAATGCCTCTTTGTAGTCTGCATCTTCATTTTGTCCTTTTTCAAGAACTTGTTTTATTGTTGGTTTTTTTCTCATTAAGTATCCTGCTTTTTGATTAATCATTTTATATAAAATAGGATGTCCTAATTTATAGTTTTTAGCATGAGGAGCAATTTCTTCTTGTCCATTTTCATTTATATAAGTTCTTTTTTTATCTTGTATTTCTCCTTCATTCTTATAGTATTTACTACCTTTTATCATTTCTTTATATGTAGCAGAATCTTTAAATTCCTTTATTTCTAAATTAATAAATTTTGAAAGTGGCATACCTTTTTTTGCGCCTTCTTTTAATATAAAATCAATTTTTTCCATTTCCGTAATCATTATCTGTTCACTCCTTTATAATTACTAAAATAAGCACCCCTTGTTTTAATTGGGAATAGAGTTTGTAGTAAATATCTTAATGCATCCATTGCGTGATCGTTTTGTTTTATTGGTTTATCTTCTCCTCTTTCTTGTGCTTTTTCGTCCCAAATATATGCTGCAAATTCCCTTAATAAATTAGGGCATTTTTCAGCAACAATATGTATTCTTTCTTCATCAAGCCAATTTAAAACAACTGTAATTCCATTTATTACAGTATTATCTGCTTCTTTAACATTTATTTTATTTTGTTTAAATAAGTTAATTAATGAAGTTGCAGAAGGGTCTATTATAGTTCTTCTTATGTTATATCCTTCTGTCATTTTCAAATAATCTTTCAAAAACAATTCATCTGTTTTTGTTATTTTTTCTTCTTGTCCATTTATATTCTTTTTTGTACCTTTGTTGTAATATTCATCTAATATATAAGCGTGTGGCTTATCTTTTATATATTTAATTCCACAAAGTAGGAAGACTTGTGGATTCGTTATACCATAGTCAGATGATATATAATAATAATCAAATTGTGTAGGTACATCTTTAGCTTTAATAGTATGTTTTTCTTTATCAAAATTAGGATATATAATACCTTCAGCAAGTACCCATAATCCTAAAATAAATCTTTGAAAGAATACACCAACAAACATTTTACGATATCTTTCTTTTGTTTCTTCATCTAGACTTGGATTATCATCCATCGTAAAGTGCAAATGTATAATATTCTTTTCTTTAGCTTTATCAATCCAATTAACTTTAAACCAATGATTTGGTCCTTCTGGGTTGCAGTTAAACCAATATTTTGAGCCTTTAACAGAACAACGTGCTAATGCTTGGTTTACAAAACTTTCAGGCATCAACGCAACTTCATCTAGAAACACACCTGCAGCAGTTATTCCGTTGTACTAAGTCTTGGCTTCGTTCATCTTTACCACCAAATATATAGAAATAGTTTATTACTTCGCCTTTTGATATTTCACATAAATTATCTGACCTTCTATCTTTTATTTTATACCCTTGAGCTCGTAACATTAATTTAAGCCAAAAAAGAACGTTCCTACGAAACGCTCCAACTGTTTTTCCAGCTAATATAAAATTTTGACCATTAAATTTACTCATTGCCCATAATGCGAATGATAAAGACATACATAAGGTTTTACCTGCCCTTATACTTCCATCTGCTATAATTCCGTTTTTATCTTTCACTGGACTATTATCAGTCCACCATGTCAATATTTTCTTTTGTTTTAAACTAAATGGCTTAAACTTGAATATAGTTCCATTTTTTATTTTCTTTTTTAGAGTAATTGCATTTTGCATTACTTTATTTCTTAGATTAGAAATTCTTTCTTCTATACTTATACTATTATTCGTCTTCTGTATAATCATTCCATACCCCTTCCGTTGTTTCGTTTAGGGCCTTAATGAAACTATCATCTTTTAAATCTTCTGTGTTTGTGCTATCTTCTTTTGCTGCTTCCATTTCTAATCTAATTATATCTAATTCAAGTTTTCTGTCATCATTTTCCATTTTGTGTAAACTATCTATACATCTTCTTAATGCTTCTTGTACTCTTGTTAGTGAATCCTCAAGTTTTTGTAACGGATTAATAACATTTGTTGCTTCTGTTACTGTTTCTATTTCATTTGAAGAATTTGAATTGTATTGTCTTTTAACAATTCTTTCTACATTCATGTCCTTTTCTTTGTTTTGAATAGCTGTTATTCTTTTTGAAATACGATGTTCTCGAACTCTTAACATTTTATATTCTCTTTCTATAAGTGCTCTTTTACTTTGTATTTCTATATTTTCAAATAATATTTGTTCTTCTTCAGTTAATGCACTTTGTAATATTGTTTCATATTCTCCAGTAGTAAGTGCTCTTTTGTTCCCTTCTGGTGCTCCTGGTCCTCCACTATTTCCAACTGCATTTGTATTACCTATATGCGTTATACTTAAGTTGCTTTCTCTTTTCCAGTTTTGTTTTTTTATGAGATAAGTGACTTGGTTATAAGTTAATTTGTATTTCTTTGCTAATTCATTATACGTGAAGCCTTCTTTGTAATCTTTCTCGATTTTGGCTATTTTCTTTTTGTCTTTCACGTCATATCACCCACCTCCGCTATTCTTCTAGTATTGCCTTTTTATTAGTTAGTTTTTCCCAACGTTTAACTATAACATCACAATATTTTGGATCCAACTCCATCATATAGCAAGTTCTTTTTGTTTGTTCTGCAGCAATTAAAGTCGAGCCACTACCTCCAAATAAATCTAATATTATATTATTTTCTTTACTAGAATTTTTTATTAATTTTACTAATAAATCTATTGGCTTCATTGTAGGGTGTTCCGCATTTCTTGATGGTTTATCAAACTCTAATATTGTACTTTGTGTTCTATCATTAATAAAATGATGTGCAGCACCTTCCTTCCATCCATATAGTATAGGCTCGTGTCTCCATTGATAATCTTGTCTACCCATAACAAATGTATTCTTTACCCATATTAAGCATTGTGCTAATTTAAATCCAGCTTTAATAAAAGCATTTCTAAAATTCAAACCTTCTGTGTCTGC